TTTTGTGTAGTGCAGGAGAACCACCTTTAAGAACCATTATTTTATTAATATTAATCACTTCCTATTCGTCTTCTTCTTCATCTATAAATTGAACAAACTCTTCACCATTTTCACAAGCATTATCTACTAGGTCGTCAAAATGTTTAAGAAATATTGGATCATCTTCATATGAAATAGTAAAATCGAAATAATTATCAATAATATATTCTACAAATTTATTTTTATCTACAATTTTACAAGGAAATTCAGGACAATTTTCTACACTAGATATTAATTGATCAATACTTAGTTTTATTATTATATCTTCATCTTGTCTTTCAATTGTATGAGCACCAAAATTATTCATTATAATTCCTCCCATGTCATAAATCTTCTAATTTATGATATATTAAAACATTATTCCAGAAACACCTAACATTCTAGCATATTGTTTACTAGATTTAAAAATATGCTCTGCTCCATATATTTCAATATCTCTTTTTAATTCTTTTGGATCACATAAATCTAAATCTCTTAGATATTCATATGGTACATAAGAACTAACAAAACATCTTATATCTTTTTTATTATTCATATAAATAAACCTCCATATAGTAATAAATTGAATGTTTTGTTTTGTTTCATATACTACATATAGCAATATAATAAATTATATATACTATATGTAGTATATTATTTTTATTTTACTCTTCTTCTAGTTCAGGATTTTCACTATATTCATAAATACCTTTGCAAACTACATAATCATAATAATATTCATAATAACCAGGACATTCAGGATCAATACATTTACGAAATCTGTTAACTAATACCAATGTACTTCCTTGACAAATATTTATATCTTCCATTTCAATATTTTCTTCGAGAATATCAACACATTCTCCAATCATTTCATTAATTTCTTCATCGGTTGCGTCTTTTTCGTCAGAAGAAAAATCATTGGGAAAAATAGGGATATCGTCACAATCGCATTTATTAAATTCAAGAGCATATTCAAGAAGTTCTTGGAGACATTTTCTTGCTTGTATTTCAGTTTTAAATACATCTTGATCTTCTGATATAGAGGGCATTACTACTGCACCATTATTAACACAAATTTCTATGTAATTCTTGTAAGGAATATTTAATTCTTCAAGAACATTATCATAATTATCTGTATCAAAAGATATATAATAATATTCTTCATTGCCAAGGTTATATTTCTTAATAAAATATTTTGCCAATTTTAATCCTCCTAAATTTATTTTTATAATATTTTACTACCACAATAACACAACAATAGAATTTACTTTATATTTTTACTCTTTTGGTTTTATTATCTAAAACAGCTTTTATAAATTTATCACTTAAATTCTTTTTTCTATACAAACATAAATCTTTACAATCTTCATAGATAAGATTGATAAATTTATATTTAGATTTAGTATTACTTATATGTAAGTCATAAGTATTACCTTTTCTAGTATCTTTATGCAACACTCCTTTTATATCATAATTTGATAATAAATATTTGAAATACGTCATGGTATCTTTGTTACCAGTAAATGTTATATTATAACTACTGGGTTTATAATACTGTTTTTTGGAACAACTTATACTTCCATCTCCATCAAAATAACCTCTTATAAAATGAAATATTAAATTATCTGGTAAATATGTAGGCTTATATGAATATGTTTTATTTGGTAGTATATTATATTTATATAAATCATTGCATAATTTGTCACTTACAATTTGCATATTTGAATAAACAGATATATAATATTTACATTTTCTTGAATTTCTATGAATTATGTTTCCACTATTTAAATATGCTAAAAATTTTATTAGTAATTCCTCATCTTTTTGATTTATTTTTATGGATAACCACTTTTGAGAATTTACATTATTTTTTCTTTTATAAACACAACCATCTGCTGCAATAAAACCTAAATAATATGCTTTATCTGGTGTATCTATATTCTCAAAATAATTAAAATCTGAATAATAATTATAATGGTATTTACCATTTTTATTATTTTCCATCCATATTTTTGAGATTAATTCTTTTGAACAACTAAATTCTTGTGCTAATACTTTAGAATTTTTTAAATCATAATTTCTATTTATATATTCTATTTGCTCATTATTTAATTTTCTTATATTATTTTTATATTGACTAGTATTATGCCCAATTTTTTTAGCATAATTTAATATAGTGGTCTTATTAACATTATATATATTAGCCATTTTGATAGAACTTTTTAATATTTTATAGTTATTTATAAATTCATTTTTATCTGGTTTAAATTTTCTATATTTATCATCGGATAATTTTATACTTCTTGATATATTGCCGCACTCTTTACTACATGTAATTTGCTTCTTATTATAATTATTTGGAATAAAACTATTATTGCATATAGGACATATTTTACTGTTTTCCTGTACTACCTATACCCCCTCTGTTTTCATTTTCTAATTCATTTACTTCAATAAATTTTACTTTAGGCATAACCCTATTAATACGGAACTGACAAATACGATCATTTTTATTAATTGTTGTATCTTTTAGTGCAATTGCAGGAAAATACCACATATCATCATTACCACAATATAAAGGATCGATGATTGCCATAGAATTAGTTTGAATAATACCAAAGTTTTTATAAGTACTACTTCTAGGTACTACATTTGCTTCAAATCCTTTAGGGAGTTCCATTGCTACACCAAGAGGGATAAGTTTAAATTCAAATTGCTTTAACGTAATATCTTCAGCACACCTAAGATCAATCCATGCGCCAATTTTAATTGCTTCAACTTTAGGAAGTGTTTCGTCAAAGTATTTAATCTTAATTTCAAGTGGTTTCCTAAATTTACTTACCTGCCAGAATTTAAAAGTTCCTTCTACAATTTTACTTTCATCATTCCAGTATGTAATTTTAAATTCTTTTTCTTCTTTATTTACGGACTGTATGATTCCTGCCCTTCTGATAGGTTTTACAAAAACTTTTTCTTTAATATCGAAATAAAATTGCATTTTTATTCTCCTTTTTTATTATATGTATTTTTTGATTAGAACTACCTCTAAAGGCTAATGTGTCATCTCTTAATTCGTCAATATATTCTCCATCTATTAAAACATCAACATATTGCAATAACTCTAATTGTTTACCTTTTAAATCTTCTATTTTTTCTCCACTATAACACCATATATTTTTGCCTCTATTTTTAATCTCCTTTGCTAATTCAATTACTTGTTCTGGTTTGCACATAGGACATCCACCAGAAAATGTTACTCCAATTGATAAATGATCATTATCAATTATATTTAATAAATATTGTAATGTTACTTTCTGTCCATTACCCTCCTCCCACGTATCAGGATTATGACAATTATAACAATGGTGATTACATTTTTGAAAATATATTACAGTTCTAACACCTAATCCATCACTTAAACTTTCAGTTCTTATTCCTGCAATTTCTATCATAGGTATTAGACCTAGTAAACATCATGTTTCAATCTTTCATTTATTTCCTGTTTTTTACTGTAATTTATTCTATCTTCAATCCCTAAATATCCACTCACCCTTCTTAATTTTCTTATATTAGTACTTTTACATTTTGGACATTCTTCATTAAAAATACCACTATTTCTACAATCATTATTTAAACATTCATCAAGAGGAAAATTAATTCCAGCATATCCAACATCAGAATTTTTCATATGTTTTAAAATATGTTCTATTCCATCTATATTATGAACAGGTGATTCTGATAACTCAATATAGGTTATATGACCTCCATTATTAAATTTATGAAACTGACCTTCTATAGTAATTTTTCTTGCAATTGAAATTGGAAAATATACTGGCATATGAAAAGAATTAGTATAAAACTCCTTATCAGTAACCCCCTTTATAATTCCATAATCCTCTTTATCTTTTAATACCTTATTACAAGTACTTTCAGCAGGAGTAGCATAACAAGACCAATTCAAACCAGTTTCATCACAAAGAGTATTGCAATATTCTCTTATTTTATTATTAATTTCAATTGCTAAATTTAAAGCATTTTCACTTTCTCCATGATGAGTACCAATTAATTCTTTAACACATTCAGCAATTCCAATAAAACCTACGGCAATAGTTCCATGTTTAAGAGATTCTTCAATAGTATTTTCACTATTTAAATTACATGAATCATAATAAACATTTTCTCCAAATATAAAAGGTATATCTTTTACTTTAAGGTTTTTTAATACATTCCATCTATGCAAAGATAATTCTTTAATATTAATAAGCATTTCATCTAACTTCTTCCAGAAATCTTTTAAATCTTTATTATAATGATTACCTTTACATTTTAACGCTATTCTAACTAAATTAATTGTTGTAGGAAATATATTACCTCTCTTTTCACTTACTGATTCTCCATTGCGATTTGCAACAATTCTACTTCTACAACCCATTGGATTAACTTCTTTTGGTGGATATTGATTATTACCAGCATTATCCAAAAATGCAAAAGTAGGATTTAATCTCTTGCAGGATACTTTAATTGCATATTTATATAAATCATAATTAGGATCAACACTATTAAAATTATATCCATCCTTAACTTTAAAAACTAAATTAGGAAATATAAATGTTTCACCTTTGCCCATACCTTTTTCAAATTGTTTTAATATTGCATATGAAACTTTTTTACCCCATTTATTAGTTTCTAAACCAAAAGTAATGGAAGAAAATGGGATCTGATTTCCTGCACGAGTAGGCATTGTTGCTAGATTATACAACAAACTTTGACATGCTTGACTTATTTCTTCATCTGTTGGTTCGTCAATAAATTTATTTTCAATAAGATTCTGCATTGTCATATCAATATTTGGTAGTAATGTACCCCCAAATATATCATTAGAACATCTTTGGAGAATATTTGCTGCTAAATCCATAGCACTTTTAATTCTTTTTGGACGATTTACATATCCATATTCTCCATTGTAACCAGTTTTTAATAATTGCTCTAAAGGTATAGATAAACAATTAAATGTTTTTGAATAATAATCTAAATCATGTATATGTATATCTCCATTTTTGTGTAATTTACTTAGATTTTTTGGTATAAATTTTTCAAGATAATACTGTTTACTTGCTTCAGAAGCAATTTGATACATTTTACTTGCAGGATTATGACCTATATTTGCATTATCTCTTGAAGTTTCTTTATCTATATTTGCAATTCTTTTCATTAAATCTACTTCAAATTCACGTTGTTTCTTTCTTTCTTCACGATATATAATATATATTTTTGCTGTTTGTAAAAATCCTTCCTTCATTAATGTTTCTTCAACAATATCTTGTATCTCTTCTACTTTTATTTTTTCTCTATCACCAATTGAGTTTGATACTTTACCTGAAAGTAATTGTGCTGATTCATAATTACCTTCTTTGCTTTCGTTTAGTGCTGATAATATCGCAATGGTAATTTTATAACTATCAAATTCTGCCAATGAACCATTTCTCTTGATGACTTTAATTATATATTTACCTCCCTTATTATTCGCTAATTCTATAATCGTCAATAAACAATTGCAGATCTTCTTGCCATTTTTTAATACCTTTAGTGTTATTAAACCATTTATTTATTTTTAAACTTCCTATTACATCAAATTTTTTACCAGGAATTAAATCTTCTGCGTAATTTTCATTTGTTCTAAATTTAACAAAATTCATTTTATCTGATATAATTTTAATCGTATCTTCAAGTTTTCCTTGAACTTTCCTATCTAGCACATTGCAATTACGGACTAATATCTTACTATCTGGTGCGTCTTTACCACTTAATAAATTAAATTTTTCAATGTCTTTTATTAAACTATAATCTATTTCATCTTCATCAAGTTCTAAATCATAATAGTAAATTTTATCTTCATGGAATATTATTTTATCTTTTATTGCTTCATAAATATTTTCTAAATTGTCTTCTTTAAACTGTACTCCAAATGCAGAAGCATGACCATTAACCCAATCGCATAATTTACTATCTTCTAATATTGATTTAAAATCAATATTATTTATACTTCTGCCACTTCCACTACATATTCCATTTTCACATTTAACAACAAGTGAAGGTTTAGAATATTTATCACTAATTTTTGTAGCAATTAAACCATTAAATCCTTTATTTATATCATCTTTTTCTGTAACTTTTACTACAATGATATTATGTGATAAATCAATTCTATCTTTAACTTTTTTATATAATTTTACTTCTGTCTTTTTTCTATCTTCATTTATATTTACTACTTCTTTTGCCATAACCAAACATTTATCATAATCATCTTCTAATAACAATTCAATAATTTTTTCTATACATCCCATACGAGCAGCAGCATTTATTATCGGAACTATTGTAAAACCTATAGTTTGAGAATCTACTTTTGCTCCAAAGGCTAGTTTTAATTTTAATAATGCTTTAATTCCATTGTTTTTTATGTTCTTTATGGCATTATAGACGTAATATCTATTTTCTTTTGATTCAACCCCCATACTCATAACGTCTCCATAAATACCAAAACCACAAAAATCAATATAATCTTTTGAATAATCATTACTAGTTAATTCATCAATTAC